AGGCATCACGAGGTGCAATGTATTCAGGCCACACGGGATGCTCTGCCTCATCCTCTGGGATATATCCACCATACTCATAAGGGTTGAACACATGGTCAGGCTTACGCCATAACGTAGACAACACAGACACTGGGTTCTCCACAAAGAAGGGTACACTCAGGTTATCAAAGAAGTGACTGCACCAGATAGCATAGTCTGCTGCTTTCTCCTGAAAGTCTGGGTCAGCCTTACGCTTAGTCTCGAACCATGCAGCACCAGACACAGCCATGTCAGTACATACTGGGAAGGCCATGCCAAATACTACAGGCTTATCTATGTAACTCATCCAGAGGTCAACCACCTGACGCATATTCTGTAGGTTAGCATTGAGGTAGCTGATTGATCCACCACTAGGGAAGCCCTCGCCATAGGTGCCTTCATGCTGAATGTCATAGCAGTGGCACTCGTACCCAGCCTTAGCCCACGGCTTAACAGCCTCACCAGTGTAATCATACAAGGATATCACGATCATATCATTCTCCTTTACTCTCGGTAGAACACATGGTTCCCATATGCACCGATGAGTGTCAAGTGTTCAGCCCAGTATGGTTCAACATCCCGTGTGTGAAAGTGTGTAGCTGTAGTGCATAGGTCACACCCATTGTTCATCAGTTCATAGGCAAGGATCACTGACTGGATGAATACCTCTGGCTCATCTATAGCTAAGTCCTTATCGTTTGTCCAGCTAAATTGTCCAGCCTCAAATACTGTTGCACAAATGTCAGCACCTGTGCCCGCGCGGTTCATCGTAACTTCTGCAACCAGTATCTGACCATCAGTAGGCTCACCTCGTGCTTCAAAATACATATTACCTGCAAGGCACAGTGCTGCTAAGAACATTACGTTTCTCCTTTTAGTTCTCTATATGTGGTTACGATACGATAGACACCAGCTTTCTTAGCCATGTCTTCCTCATCAGGATTAAGCATATAGATAGCTTCATCCAAAGCAGCTAGTGCCTTCGTCAGCTTGTCTTGTAGTTCATCGCGTTGATCCTCTAAGTCACGCGCTAAGATAGGCTTTCCGTCCTTACCTATGTATCGGTATTCAGTCATTCCCATAGTCCCATGTCCTCTGCCATAATCTCATAGTAGTAGTCAGTCTTTACCTCGAAGGTGGCTCGAAGGTATGGGATGTGGTGAATAAAGATTGCAACAAGCACCATCCAATATGTAAAAGCTTGAAAGTATTTCATTATGTTTCCTTTGTTACAGTGACTTCACCATTGCAAATCTGCATACGCATTGTGACAGTGTTGCGGTTTTCTCGCAATGATGCGTAGTTGGCAGCATCTTGGTTAGTCCAAATAGTACCTATATTATCCCCATCATAGATATTAAACCAGTAGGATTTAACCTTTGGTGCAGGCTTACCACGATACACATGTTCAGCATTGCCCCAAAAGCCTAACCCAATCCACACACCCTTATCATGCTGATAATGTTCCCAGCCATGTGGCCACTGCCTAATAAGGTCTTGTTCCTCTGGTGTAAGCAAGCCAAAAGGAATACGATTAGTTGTTGGATCAAATGTCATATCTCTCTCCTAATCACAGCTAGAATAACGGGATGTCTCACACACCCACACATCATCAGTTGCATTGTAGTAAACCCGATAGGTGGCATCATAACCCCACCCCCATGCACTCTTGAATGTCTCACCCTTAGACTTAGCATCTAGTGCTGTCAAGTGGTTTGATTGTTCACGGATCATAGCTTATCCTTTCTGTTAGGTCATCAGCGCATAGGCAAGGGCAAGGCACAGGGCATAAGCCCCAAGGGCAAGCATCCAATACTGCATCACGCCACCCCTTCCTGTGCCAGCACTAGCTGTTGCTCTGCGTATGTGATCCTGCCCACACCAACCACACCCGCAGGCGGGTCATAGTATGCGCCCCAATATGCTTTGACGCACTTTTTTAGCTTTGCATGGCCCTCGTCATTAAGCAAGTGCCACACGGCCACACCCTCGCAGATATCATCTAGGTTTTTGTAAGCAATCATAGCGCCACCTCTTGCGCCAGCATTAGCTGACGTTCAGCATAGGTTATAGCGCCCACACCTATCACACCTACAGGCGGGTTGTGCAGTCTCTCAAAGTATAGATCAACCAAATCAGTAAGGGTGTCTTGTTCATCCTTGGTTAGGGTATCCCAAGACATTGCGGATAGCGTTAGGTCTTTTAGATTATGGTAAAACATTTGCATTGTTCCTTTGTTGATTGCCTTATCATCACACCCCAAGCCTTAGCCTGAGGTGCAATACTCTGCCAACCCATTAGTGTGTCAGGAATACCACAGCTTTGGTTGCTGTCCAGCACAAGCCACACGTTCCACATGATGCTGTCTTGTCAGTTTGCACAGGGCATACAAAAGCTTTGCCTTGGTCAACCATATCATTCGCCCTTGCATCATCACCTGATAGGGCTGTCATGCTGTCACGCTTGAAGTTACCAGAAAAGCGCACAGCAAAGCGCACAGGATTAGCTTGCTGAATATCTAGCACAGCCTGCCCAATGTCACGCTCAGTTGCATCTGTAGCGTCTGGCTGATTAGCGGTATAGCCATAGATATGCAAGGCAGGGAATTTATCTAGCCAAGCTTTCCATTTGTTCACATAAGCCACAGAATAAAAATCCCCAAGGATATGCAAGCGCACAAGAAAGCCCTTAGGATTTTTCTTTTGCAGATCTGCAAGCTCGCTTTCCATACGATCCACTAAATCATCATTCGCAGCGTATCGCGTGGCAAAAGGCATATTGTTTCCGTAGCAATTAGCCCAATGTGCGCATGATCTAGGGCAAGTTTTCCGTTCTTCTAGTGTCACAGTAAAGATACGAAAGCCCTTAAGCTTGCCCTTAACTACACGCTTGCCAAGCTTTACGTTTGTGCTTTCCTTAATCACACGTTCAGACTTGCCTAGCGTATCCACACTAGTATCCTTCAAGGTGGATTGAAACAAGGTGCGCCCACTAGCTACAGCGATTTGAGTTTTAGTTAGCATGTTATCCCTCATAGATTGGCTTATCACCACACACTAAGACTAGCCTAGTGTGCAGTAATCTGTCAACCCGCAAAGTGACGCAAGCGGCGAATGGTTGCGTTATGTTCAAAGTAAACACTGCGCTTACCCATATGAATTGCCGTCATGCAATCATCTGTTTTTATAGACCATTGGATACGCTTAACCTTGCGCTTACGTGTCAACCCTTTTAGCCCACACACGTTAAACCGAAAGCCCTTGGTGCGGTCGTTCAGTGGCTTTGTTGCAAGAATAATAAACATGGTTGTTCCTTTGTGTTATCATGCGAAGGTGCATGGGATCATATCCTAAAGGATAGTCACCGATATACCTTAGGCTATAGAACGTATCCCCTTAGTGTTCTAAGATATCTATAGCGTAACTTATACCTAGCAATCTGCGGCGCATGGCATTGCACCCTTTTATTAAGCCCCGTGGTTTGCCTTTATTAACCACGGAATTTTACCCCATCTATACCGCCTAGTGTTTATTCACTATCCCCTGTCAAGGGAAACATTATCGGGCAAGCCCTAGTAATGCGGTATTGTTAACAATGTCAAAGAGCGGTGGTCTAGCTGGCAGGTTGTCTGCCCTTGTTTCGATATGTCACCTTAGGCCACTCGCAAATCCTTGTCAACAACTTTTTTCGTCGGTATCTACTAGGGCTTGCTTACACCTAGCTAGGGCTTATCGGCTTGCTGCATTCTGGTCTAACCCGTGGGCCTTTCCGTTCAGTCTTGCTTGCCGTCGTTCGATGAATTAACAAAACACCATAACCAAACAGAATAATAGCTATCTTGAGGTATAGTTTGATACTACCCAAAAGGATAGGCCAGTGAATGGCGATGTGAAAGGATAGATAACACGCGCGCGCATATACGCGAGAGAGAACCTATACGTTCGGGTAGGTATTCCGGGATAAGCTATACCTTGGGATATGATATGTATGCGGGGGTGATGGGGGTATGCCTTTGGATAGCATTGTGGGGGAGGGTATAGGTGCATGCTTCTTGTTGTATGCGAAAGGATAGAATAACCATTGCGATTCCCTGCCCATATGCAATAAATCATAAAGATTCATTCTGTATTTTATCTAATGTTATCAACGGGATAGCCTAGTGATTCCTAGGGATTCTGCACAATGCCCTAGACCTATAGGCAAGCAAGGGGGGTGCATGGGCCACACCGCCCCCTCCCGTTAGCGTACATGGGTTCTGCCAGAAATTAGGGAAACCAATAAGTGTTAACCATAATCGGGTCACATGGTTAACAACATCATGCTCCACTCATACACGGTATTCTGACACCACAGTTGTACAAGCCCTAGGAGACACCTTACAGAGCCTCTAGATGTCTCCGCTACCCTCACCTAGAAAAACCTCCAGACCCTATCCAGCGTCTCTCTCCGTGGCGCTTTTAGCTATCTTGAGGCTGTACACCAGACAGCGGGTGATTCAGCTTGGTGAAAGCTTAGGTGTAGCCTGTATCTCTGATTATTCTTAATAAATATGAAATAGGGTATTGACAAAAGGGTGAATCGCGGGTATCTTACTTAAGTATACTTAAAGAGATACATGATGAGATACCTAGTGAGATACATTATGAGAGACATAGTGAACTCATTATGGTACCTTAAGGTACCTAAGTGTACCTTATGCTTTCATAGTGATACCTTAAGTATTACTTATATATTATATAAAAATAAGAGAAAACATAAGGAAGCATAAAGTACAACATCATGTATATCATTAAGTATATACGTAGGTAGGAGAAAGTGAATTTCAAGTACCTTATGTAAAATTCTTTTGTTTTGTAGTTCAATCAAGAAAAAGCTTGACTATGGACATACTTGGAGTATAACTACGGATGAAGTATTTCTCAGATGAGGACGTACTAGGTCAGTTCTATAAGGCACTAGCTGCTGGTGAAGAAAAAGTCTTACAGAGGATACACATACCTCGTTCTGATGTGTTCTATGTACGTGAGGCAATCCACCAAGCTACAGGCGTGAAGTACAGCTTAGACCGTATCGAGAGGGCTATGTTTCTTGAGAATCACCTACGAAGACAAGATGTCTTTGAACCAGATCGAAAGAGGGAATGGGAATGAGTCTAAGCCTAGGGACTAAATCCAGAGAAAATCTTAAGGGTGTCCATAAGGACTTGGTTGCTGTAGTCGAAAGAGCTATCACAATCACCACCCAAGACTTCACCGTTGGTGAGGGTATGCGTACCCTAGAGCGTCAGAAGAAGTTGGTAGCCAGTGGTGCTTCCCGTACCATGAACTCTCGTCACCTCACTGGTCATGCTGTAGACCTACACCCATATCCTTACAAGGGTGATCACGACATGGATGGTATCCCTAACTCAGATGACTGGGATGCCTACAAGCCAATCTACGAAGCTATGAAGCAGGCTGCTGCAGATTTAGATATTCCTTTGGAGCATGGATGGGACTGGGGCTGGGATGCGCCACATCATCAACTACCTGCAAAGGACTACAAGTAATGTCCGAGGATGATACGCTTAGAAGAGTAGAGCGACTGGAAGAAGAGATATCCAGACTCTGTGCAACAATTAACGAACTGAATTTAACTATTGCTGTTTTAAACAAGACAGTTGAAAATATGAGTGCCTCTGAAAAGCGTAGAGCAGAACTTCGTGATAAGTCGATATTGTTTGTAGTTGGTGGGTTTATTTCTGCTGCTGTTGTTTGGATTATTAATGGCGGACTGATTAAGTAAATGTCTAAGAAAACCTACAAGAGAGAAGTTGCTATAGCCCTCTTGATTTGGTTGGCTTATGTCGTAGAGGTGAAAGATGCTAACATTGTCGAAACCCTCGTTTGGCCAGTCTTTACGTTCGTGGCTCTTTCGTTTGGGGTAGACTGGTGGGGGAAAAATGGAAGTAAAAGTTTGCCGTCTTTGCCAGAAGGAAAAAGTAGTCTCGGAGTTCGGGAACCACAAGAACACGAGAGATAAACTAAAACATGAATGTAGGGTTTGTTTGTCTGAGGTATCTAAATTACGTAAAAGGGAAAGATATCTATCTGAACCTGAATACAGAAAGCGTTGTTCAGAAATAAGTGTGAGAAGTCAACAAACAGACCAAGGTAGAAAGAAACGCTCTGAATGGTCTGCAACGAATAGACATAGAGGACGTAGTTGGAGTATGGCACGAAGAGAAAGTGTTAGACAAGCTACCCCAAGTTGGCTAAGTGAAGTACAAAAAGATGAAATTAACCAAATGCACTGGCTTGCAAGAGACTTAGAGATTACATCTGGTGGCACTTATCAGGTAGATCATATCGTTCCGTTGAGAGGAAAAAATGTCTGTGGCTTACACATACCTTGGAATCTACAAATCCTCCCCTCTGATATTAATCTTTCAAAAGGTAATAGGTTTTCTTAAAGTTTTTCTTCTGGTATTTACCTTAACAAGTCTGGTAACAGCCTGCGGCAGTCTCCCGATGAAGCTCCTAACGGGGGGAGGCCCAAACGTAGCAGCCAACACCCAAGTGGCGAAGGTAGCGAACCAGACCTTAGGTAGTTCAGTAGCCACTGGTGATCAAAAGATTGAAATGGTTCAGGGTCATAACAATAAGGTTGAGCAAGTACAGTCTCAAGATAACAAAGTTAAGACTGAATCTGTTGAAAAAGTAGTAATCAATGAGACTTCCCCGTGGCTTATCGTAATGTTGATGATAGCATGGGTACTACCAACACCACAATACATCGGAAATAGGATTTATCTATGGCTGTCCCACCTCGTGTCAAAACTAAAATGGCGGAAATAGGGGTATCTGGGGTAAATAAACCTAAGAAAACTCCCTCTCACCCTACTAAATCACACGTTGTAATGGCTAAAGAGGGTGAAAAGTACAAAGTTGTACGGTTTGGACAGCAGGGTGTAGTAGGTGCAGGTGATAATCCCAAGTCTGCTGAAGATAAAGCTAGAAAAAAGAGCTATTACGCTAGACATGATGCTCAAGGAAAACCTTCGACCAAGCTATCTGCAAAATACTGGTCGCATAAAGTGAAATGGTAGATAAATGACGATGCTTGGACTGATGATTCCCACTGAAGAGATTCCAACTGCTAAAGAGAATCTTGAAATCACTAAGTGGCTAATGGAGTACTGGTCATTTGGCCCTGAAGTTGGTTCAGGAAAGCCTGATGACAATGCTCCCTTCTGGTCTGAGATTGCTAAAGTCTGGGATGTTGATGAGAAGCAAGCTCGTCGTCAGCGTTGTGCTAATTGTCAGTACTTTCTAGACACACCTAAGATGTTAAAAGCTATGGAGCAGGTTGCTTTTAATGAGTTTGATGAAACTGGTGGTGGCCGTGGCTACTGCAAGAAGTTTGACTTTATCTGTCATAACCTACGTGTGTGCCAAGCATGGGAAAACTGTGATCCTATGGCAGAGTACGAAGAAGAAGACGAATAGTCATGGCTAGGGATTATAGCAACGAGTACAAGGCGTATCAAGGTAAGCCAGAGCAAAGAGAACGTAATAATGCTCGTAAACGTGCTAGATATGCCCTACAAAAAGGTGGTATAGTTTCAAAGGGTGATGGTAAGGATGTTGATCATAAAGATGGAAATCCTTTAAACAACAAGAAGAGTAATCTTAGGGCTACTACTAAAGCAACAAATCGTTCCTTCCCTAGAACTAAGACAGCGAAGAAGAAATAAAATGGGACGTACTAACGAAGCCCTCTGGGAAAAGTCTAAAGCAAAAGCTAAGGCTAAGATGGGTGGAGAACACTCAGCCAGAGCAATGCAACTTGCAGGTAAATACTACAAGGATGCTGGTGGAAAGTATACTGGTGAGAAAACCCAAGCTCAGAAGTCTATGACTAAGTGGACGAAAGAGGATTGGGGTACAAAGAGTGGTAAGCCTTCTAATAAGACAGGTGAAAGATATCTCCCAAAGAAAGCCAGAGAAGCCCTATCCGACTCTGAATATGCTGCAACCACTAAAGCAAAACAAAAAGGTAAAGCAGCAGGTAAGCAATTTGTAAAGCAACCTAAAGCTATTGCAGCTAAGACAGCTAAGTTTAGAAAGAAATCCTAATGGCTAAGACCCCTACCAAAGCACAAGCCAAGATCGCCAAGGTTCTGGGTGAGTTCAAGGATAAAAAGTTACATTCTGGTGTTGACCCTAAGGGGCCAAAGAAAGCACGAGTTGTAAAGAGTCGGAAACAAGCAATCGCCATAGCTTTAAGCGAAGCTGGCAAACTCAAAGGGAAGAAATAATTATGGCTATGAAACCTACACCAATGCCAAAGAAAACTGGTAAACCGAAAAAAGCTATGGGTATGGCATACGGTGGTATGTCAAAAACTACTGGTATGAACATGGGTGGTATGGCTAAGCCCGGATACGGTGACCAAAGTAAGCCTAGTGTTCCTAAGTCTAAGACTAAGCCCGGAGCTGGTGCCCCTATACCCGGAAGAGGTGTTCGTCCTATGCCTATGCCCGGTATGGCTAAGGGTGGCATGACTAAGAAGGGTAAGAAGTAATTATGGCTACGTTTAAAGAAGCATTTGCCGCTGCTCGTAAAGAAAAAGGCGCTGGTAAGACCTTTATGCATAATGGCAAGTCCTACTCCACGGACTATGCTGAGGAAGCTAAAGGCAAAAAGCCTAAGGCTAAACCTGCCCCTACTAAGCCCAAAGCTCGTCCTGCTAACCTAAACCCACAATCGGGTGCTGCTCAGTCTGGTACTGCAGGTAAAGTAAAACCTGCGGCTACTCCAGCTATGTCTGGTGCATCGCGTAGCACTGCTGGTAAAGTGAAATCTAAAACGTCTACGGCTCAACAGAAAGCTGCTTATGGTGCTAACCGTCCAACTTCTATGGATGGTGTTTCTCGTAAACCTGTTGAAAAACCAAAACCTAAAACCACTACAAAAGACACTTCGTTCGCCCCACTTAAGCGCCTAGGTAGTTTTCTTGCTGGTGGCGGTATGTCTGGTGCAGATAAACGCAAAAAAGCTGCTGAGAAAGCAGCAAAGGAAAGACGCTAATGTCTTCTTACAAAGGTTAATCAATGGCACTTGTTTCTCAGGGTAAACCATCCAGAGTGAAAAGCCAGCAAGTAAGCTGCATAGTGAGTGGGACTGAGTATACTCTTTATACTTGCCCTGCAAACTGTGCAGCCGAAGTGTCTATGCTTTTACTTTCAGGTGTAACTGGTACCCCCAGTGTTAAAGCTTTTTGGAACACAGGTGGGGATCAAGTACACATTTTAGGTGGGAAGAATATTGCAGCAGGGGAATTTGTTCTCTTTACTGGTGCAACTCTTGTTCTTCAACCCGGAGAAACTCTATCTGTTTTAGGAACTAGTGTTAGTGCTATTCATTTGGATGCTATCTGCACTGTAACGGAAACTTTTATTCCGATTGGATAAGAACATGGCAAGACAGCTTACAGATAACCAACAACGATTTCTTTCTGTCCTCTTTGAAGAGGCACGGGGTGATTTTGTACAAGCTAAGAAACTAGCTGGCTATAGTGATAACTACTCGACCAAGGATATTGTAACCAGCCTTGAGGATGAGATTGCGGAGCTTACTAAGAAGTTCATTGCCCATGTTGGGGTCAAGGCTGCATTCAGTATGTTTGAGGTTATGACTGACCCAACTGCCCTTGGTAACAAAGAGAAGATGACTGCGGCTAAAGATATCCTAGACCGTGGTGGCTTTAAGGCTAGGGATGAGATTAAGGTTGAGACTGATACACCGCTGTTTATTCTGCCAGCTAAAAGCAGTGATTGACAAGTATAGCAAAATCTAGTATAAGTTTACCATGACAAAGATCAAAAAAGAATGGAAGCTACCTAAGCCTACAGATCATGGTGACCACTTCGAGTGGAAGCCAGTTGTTCGCATAGGTAGACAAGTACCCTTTGGGTATATTGAAGACACTGAGGATAAGGATGTTCTGCTTCCTGTAGTTAAGGAATTGGAACTTCTAGAACAAGCAAAGAAACACCTTAAGCGTTACTCATACCGTGCAGTAGCAGCTTGGCTTAGTGAGCAGAGTGGAAGAGTAATCTCTCACGTAGGTCTGTATAAGAGGATTAAACTTGAGTACAAGCGTAAGACAGAAGCTGCAACACACAGATACTTTGCCGAAAGGTACAAAGAAGCCATCTCGAAAGCCGAAAGGCTCGAAGCCAGAGTTGGTGGAGCAGCAACCAGAGGTGAAGCTGACAGTACCAGCCCACCCGAAGCCAGCACAGATTGACACAAAGAAAGCCAGAGAGGTTATCTTTAAGCCTAATGATGGCCCTCAAACAGACTTTCTTTCTGCTAATGAACAAGAAGTTCTCTATGGTGGTGCGGCAGGTGGTGGTAAGTCATACGCTATGTTGGCAGACCCAGTACGCTTTCTGAACAACGAACACGCTAAGATGCTCTTGGTACGTAAGTCTACAGAAGAACTACGTGAACTTGTATCAGTTTCTAAGGTGTTGTACCCTAAGGCTATCCCCGGTATTAAGTTTCTTGAACGTGACAAGACTTGGATAGCCCCATCTGGTGCATCACTCTGGATGAGCTACCTTGATGCTGATGATGACGTTACTCGCTATCAGGGTCAAGCATATAACTGGATTGGTTTCGACGAACTTACTCAGTGGTCTAGTCCTTTTGCTTGGGACTATATGCGTTCTCGTCTACGTACTACCAAAGCTAGTGGACTAAAGCTATACCAAAGAGCTACGACTAACCCCGGTGGTGCTGGACATAGTTGGGTAAAGAAAGCTTTCATTGACCCTTCAAAACCCGGAAAAGCCTTTTGGGCCATAGACCCAGAAACAGGTGAGATACTTAAGTGGCCAGACAATCATGCTCGTGCTGGTGAGCCACTGTTTCAACGCAGGTTTATTCCTGCTACTCTGTATGATAACCCCTACCTTGCTGAAGATGGGATGTATGAAGCTAACCTGATGTCTCTTCCTGAACATCAACGTAAGCAACTCCTTGAAGGTAACTGGGATGTAGCAGAGGGTGCAGCATTCTCTGAGTTTAATCGTAAGATACACACGATTGAACCTTTTGACATCCCTAACAACTGGCCAAGATTTCGTGCAGCAGACTACGGATATAGTTCTTACAGTGGTATAGTTTGGTTTGCTATTGCTCCTAGTGGTCAGTTGGTTGTGTACAGAGAACTGTATGTGTCTAAAGTGT